CTAAAGCCTGCACTTCCTTACATTGCATATATATTCCCTGCTGTTCTTCTCCGATATTTCTAGCAATAATACGTTTCTGTTTAAGACAGTCGCTTAGTCCGTCAGTTGGAACCATCTCTACGGTAGAACCGTTCTGTATCATCAGTATTGCAAATACAACTTTAATGGTTTCCATTTTTTCTCTCTTCCAAGTCTATTAATCTTTCTTCGTGAAACTGTATGACCATATCATTCTTTAGTATCATAGGTATTTCTGCTTCCATTTGTTCTTTAAGTTTGTCTACGTTCTCGCCAAGGTATTCCACGAGCATGTAAAGCTCCTGGACTTGAGGACTGACCATGCCTCCTTTGGGAACAGAATCAATAAAACTATTGGCTGCTTCTAAATCTTTGTGCATTAGTCTTATATCTGACTCTATGATATTTAATCTCTCAATCACTCCGAATCCAAACCAAGCTCCTACTAGGCATGCTCCCACGATACTGAGCAAGTTACGCACAGGCATGGACACAGATGTGTTGTCCGATATTTTCATACTTCGTCTAACTCTCTACCTTCACAAAAGAAAGCCCATGTTCTAAGGTTTTGACCATTTCTTTCACCATGTGTTTCTGCAAGTTTATAAACTAAATTTGCTTTGTTCCAGAATACATAATCTAAACACTCAACTTTACTACTGAACGTCTGTTCAGAATATGTGCTGTAAGATGGTCCTTCAACATCAACGTGCCACAGCATAGCTGTTATTATCCAGATCATTTCTTACCAAAGAATTTAGTAGCCCCACGAATTCCAAATGAGGCACTCACGATCACGCCCAAGGTGTATTTATACCAGTCAGGGGTCATGGCTAAAGCTGCAAAGCCTCGTTCAACATACTCTACAGTAAACGGTAGAAAACAAAGCAACAGAGGGATTGAAAATAATATAGTGAGGTACTCGTCTTTCCAAGATTCTCTGCTACCTTTGATAGCTTCAACATCCCAGTCTATCTCTCCTGCGATTTGTTTCTTTTTCAGTTCTGTCTCTGCTTTAATCGCAGTTAGTTTTTGTTCTGCTTTTGCTTTTTTGGTTTCCATGTAACCACCAATAGCATCACTAGCCACTCCTAAGAGTGGTTTGATTAACATTTGTAACATATATATCCTTATAAATTTTGTATGATATGGCTAAGCTCTTTACAGCGAGCAGGTGTTTGTTTATGCCATAAGCTGTCTCTCATCTGTGAACCAGCTTCTTTGAAATCGCATTTGCTTAGTGCTGTAAACATTTTGCGAAATTTTCTTACCCCACTTTGACCAAGTTGAAAACACATCTCAGTCAAAACTCCTTCCACGATATATTTCTTCTTATCATCTAACGCAGAAAAGTCTGTACCAGTTAGATGTTCATATATAAGAGTTGTTGCACCATCATGTGCTTTTGTAAAATCTTGATCGAATAATTTTTCCCAACCATCTTGTGTTGTTGGTATTTCTTCACCGTCTAATATCTTATGTCCGTAACCACCAGTCTTATGTCCTTCTGTGCATAAGTACGGTTCTAGTCGATAACCTTCATGCCCTTTGATGCGTTCTTTAATATCGTTCATTTGATCGTATATCCTGACGGTTGTGTGGATAATTGTGGTAGTTTGTCAGGTTGATTGCCTTCTAATATATCTTGTAAATTTTTTTGTATATACCAAACGACTGAGCCTATAACATTGTCTCTCGTAAAAGTATCTACCATTTCTTTTAATCCACAGCCAAACTGCAACAACAAAGAAGTTGCTTTACCATCGCTACGTGCTTCTCTATCTAAAGTTGACTCTGATTTCTTTGTTCGCACCCATACAGCTACAACAGTTATACCAGTTTTTGTGGTTATGTAATCCAATGTAACCCTATAAAATACATTATCTATATTTAGTGGAAAAGTTATACATCTCATTCTATTTGGTATTTCCATTCTAGCCACGTTAATCATAATCTCTTTCTATTATCATTTCCAAGTAATGTATAGCCTTTTGAATATCCTCTTTTTTACCTTTAGTTTGGTGTCTACAGACGTATTTTACCACATTTCCCTCTGCGTAAGGTAGTTTGTTTTTGTTTATAAACTCTGCTGGTTGTATGCGAAATCTCTTGTAATGGTCACCACAGACCTGTTTGTTTAGTGTTTTCAATTAAGATACCTTGCCTGTCCATTGTCCTTTGTTGTCCATAGGCATAGTATATAAGACTGGTTGATTTTTTACAATAGCACCGACAGATATGATAGGTCTTTTTATGTAATTTTTTGAATATTTAAATGCTTCATGTTTTGGGTTTATACTGCATCCGACACACATAGCAAAATTTAGAGCAAGAGGGGAAGAGTACCAATTAATACCTGCCACAGTGTGCATATGTCCTACGACTAAACTCATGCCAAGCTCTTTACTGCTTTGTAAGACATTTGATTTAAAATGGTGTGTAAAATAAACTTGATTACCATTTGGTAAAATTTCAATAAATTTATCGTGCCATGTCCATTTCCACGACTTATCTATTTCTAGTATGTCATTAAGACCTTTAACAAAAGACGCAGGCATACTAGCTCTCTCTGCCATCTTTTCTATTCTAATGTCGTGATTGCCTCTGCATATTCGCATAGGCATAGGAAATATTTTGCGTAGTTTTTTTATTCTACGTTTTGCATCTTCTATTTCGTATTTTATGTTTGGTAACTCAGCAGAATGTAACCATTGACTTATCGAATGAAAATCAACCAAATCACCTATGTGAATTACGGTGTCACATTTAATGTGATCTTTAACTTTTTTTATCCAAGAAAAATATTGTGGATGTTCGTAGGGAAAGTGAGTGTCCGACAGACAGAGTATGCTCTTGTTTGACATACCTTTTTTTACTTGATTGCACCTATACGTGCAATACTACATCAAAGTCCTAATTATTAGGTAGCACATTTGTAAGAAAACAGTAGTTCCTATAAACCACACAAGAGTTCTCAGTTGTTTCATATCTTTTTCAATATGACATAAATGATTGTCTTTCAGAGTTGTTAGTTTTTGATCTAACAGTTCTAGCTTACCCTCTATACGGATAATAGCTTCTCTGTTTTCTTGTTCCATTAGATAGTTTGATTAGCTTTGAAGTCTGCCCACGCAGCTTTTACAGCGTCAGTCCATACAGCATTAGCTACAGCTTGTACTTCTGCATCTTCACCAGATATATCCATATCAGGATGTAAAACATGTCTATGTCTATTACGAGATATTTCATTATCATCTTCTTTAATGATAGTATCTGTAGCAACTTGAACGGCTTTATACTCTCCAACTACTTCTATCTTTGCTATTTCGGTTGTTTTTGTTATTGCCATTTATTTCTCCTATATTGTTAAAATTAACTATAATTTAATGTAATAAACATTGCTGTTGAACTACTTAGAGCAGCAGTTGTCAAAGCAGCCCAACCTGAAGCATCTTTTGATTGATAAAGCCTAATTATACCTTGGTTTGAGTTTAAGTATGGCATAATTTGATAATCTGTTAAATGATCTAATTGGTTATACATAATACTGCCAATACATTCTCTTGATCCGTTAGTAAAAGGTAATCCCGATATTTGAAGTTGTGAAGAATCAAAA